CTTTATATATTGTAAAGAAAATAAATACTATAGTATAAATCATAAGTTGGAAAACTATCATACCATTTCTTCATAAATTCCTACAGCTTCTGAAAATATTAACAGAAGTGCAGATATTATAATATCAAAAGGAAGTACAATATAACCTAATATACGGATTCCTGATTTGATAAAGGAAATAATTTGATGTGCTCTTGGGTCAGGCAGTTTTTCTAGGTCTACCTCTTTTTTTAATTTGCTCATAACTTATGTGTAATATTTTATATTTGTCATCCATATGATAATAAAAATCAATCAGGGAACCACTAAAATTCAACATTTCCTCTTTAACTTGATCCTTATTAACACGAAAGTATTTTGGAAATTCATTATATAGTCCATCTAATTTTTCTTTTTCATCACGTTCAAAATCTTCAAGTAAACGCTTGCGACGTGCTCTTAATACAGCACCTTTTTCTATAAATAAACCATCATCACCTTTGCATTCAGCTTGTAAATCATTAAGTTCGTGCTCAACCCATGCTGCTTGATACCAATAATGAGAAAAATCATAATCTCCATTTAATATACGATCACGAAGTGGTTTACGTTTATCTAATGGTTTGTTTTTTGTATCGTACATTCTCCACCAACGAAATTGATTATAATTCAGTTTCTGTAATTTAGAAAACTCCTTTTGTAAACGAGAACGTGTTAATGTGGGATTAAACACCATATTTCTTTTTGTATCGATCAATGAATATTTCACCTATACCAACTTCTTTAATAATACATTTTGCTGATATACCCGGTATAATATAATTACAATCCATCAGTTCGTCAATATTTCTGTTGCGAACTACTTTGACTTTGTATTTGGCATTTGATCTATTTGAAGTAGCAAATGCAATTACGATTGGTGCTTTTGAATAATTTCCGTCTCTAGCCATTATATAAAAGTAATTAAAGTTCTTAGTGCAAAATAGGTTGCACACATCCCTATAATAGTAAATTGAATTTTTTCTGATTTAGACATAACCTTTATTATTTATTTTTTTGATTTAACTTGTAAAGTGCAATTTGATCTTTTATAAAATAATATAAAGCAATACTAGTAGCGAATAAACCTATTATTGCAAAAACATTTTTTAAACATTCCATAACCTTTTTATTTATCCGTAAATATACGAACTTTATTTTAGGTAGCCAACCCTGTGAACCGAGAAGGATTCGAACCTTCAACCTCTTGGGCCGTAACCAAGGGCTCTATCCAGTTGAGCTATCGGTCCTTAAATTTGTTCCCATAAGCTGATCAAATGTCTTTGTATCATTTTGTAAAAGACAATAAAAAGCAGCAGCCATTAATTCCTTATGTTCATCGCAAAATGCTAAACCGGCTATATCTAAATCTGGAGAATATCTTCCTGTAGCTGGTTTTCCACATTTATGACAAATTATTTCTTCAGGTTTTTCCATTAATTACTTAAGGGTGCTTTAATAGCAGGGTGTGATTCATAATTTACTAATTCAGCATCAAAATCACCTCTATAAATGTCATAACATGATACCTTTAATTCAGGTAGATCAAAACTATTCCTATTAATTTGTTCTTTAGCTTGTTCAATATGGTTATTATATAAATGTATATCACCAAATCTTCCTATTAATTCACCTGGTTCGAGTCTGGTTTCTTTACACAGTAAATGCAGTAAAAGACCATAACTACTAATGTTAAACGGTACGCCTAAGAACAAATCTGCGCTACGTTGATTCCACATAAGAGAGAGCTTACCATCTGCTACATAACATTGGAAAGAATAATGACAAGGAGGAAGAGTCATCTTATCTAAATCTTCTACATTCCAGCTATCAACCAGATGTCTTCTACTATCTGGGTTGCTTATAATACCCGTAATAAGATTCTCTAGCTGATCTATTCCATTTATATCTCTCCATTGCTTACCATATATAGGACCTAACTCACCCCATTTCTTAGCAAATTCACCCTTTGTTTTAATTAATTCAATAAACTCTTTTTCAGTTTCAAAATGATCGTGAGGTACTTGTAACTTACAATATCTTTTATAAGCATCACCATTCCAAATGTTACAGCCATTATCAACTAAGTACTTAATATTAGTACTGCCTTTTAGGAACCATTTTAATTCAGTTACCATTGTTTTCCAAGCTACTTTTTTAGTAGTTAAAACAGGGAAACCATCTGACATATTGTGTTTAATACTTCTGCCAAATAAAGATAGAGTACCTGTTCCGGTTCTATCTGTTTTTTCTACTCCATCCTCTAAAACATCAGAGAGTAGATCTTGATAATCATTATCTAATTTATTCATGTACAAATTTTTCTTTAGGAATTTGAACCAATGTACCATTCATTTTTACAATGTAGTTACCATTAGTATGAATACCAAATAGTTTTTTCTTTTTACCATTATAATTTACCCAATTCATATTTTAAAAATTGTATTTAATCTAGATGAACCTGAAAATCCGTATCTTTCAAATTTGGAATGTAAATCAAATTCAAAGTATTTGTTCCATTTTTCAACAATTTCTTTAGTAAATCCTTTACCATCACCTCTTGCAAACATAACTATCTCATCTGCAATTTTCATAGGCATAGGAATATCTTCTTTTATATTTTTGCTTTCATATTTAGCAGATAAACTTTCCCCATCGCCTCTTTTACGTTTTGGTTCTACAATTTTATACTCTACAACAGAGGGATGATTAATTAAATCAGATATATTTTGTTGTAATACTTCTTTTTTACCTTTTTTGTAAGTTCTCCAAAGAACTACATCATAAGTTGATACCACTCCGTTATCATACTCTACTATAACCTTTTCCATTTTTATTTATTTAATTTAACCCGCAAATATACGAAAAATTTCTTAAGAAACCAAATGTCTTATCCAAGCTATTAACCCATTCATATTTAAAGCTACTAAATTCCATTGTCTACGAGATGAAGTTTGTATACCAATACAAATAAAACCTAAAATATATAATATAGGTTCAACTGTCCATTGAGCCGAGATTAAAAACCCTGTTCCTAAATAACCAACTCGGGATGCAAATTTTTCATATGGTGATAATTTGCGTTGATAAGCCATCATTCTTAAAAACCTTTGGTACCATCTATACTCACATTTTTTACAAGTACGTTTGCCGTATCTAAACTTAGAAGTATCTTTTTCTTTATGACATTTATTACATTTCCTCATATGCCCTTGGGTTAGGTAATCCTGAATAGTAATCCCATTTTTCTGAGTTTTTATTATAGAATTTCTTATCAGATTTTTGTTTATAATAAGTTTCCTCGTCTATGTAATGAGCTCCTGAACTACACATTTTTTAAGATACTATCAATATCTTCTCTACTTTGCCAACCCATAACTTCCCATTGTTGTTCATCTTCAGGTAAGTTTTCATCTACAATCCCAACCTCAAATGAAGAAACATCTTTAGGATTAGTTACTGCTGCCCTATTTCCAGTTTTACCTGAACTGTAAAAACCTTCTCCTGCAATTACAGATATGAACACCTGAGGTTTAATCTCAAGTGTTGCTTGTATACCTTTTTTAGGAATAACTTTATGTGGTTTAAATTTTAAATCTTTAAATGTCATTATTTTGATTTTTTAGCTTCTTGCTTATTAAACATATCCATTTTTTCTTCTACACTTAATTGTCTAAATGCAGCATCATAACTTTTCCTTTCATTCCAATTACCATTATAATACTGTTCTAAATCTATATAACTACCTGATTTGAATGTAACTGTAATCCTAGTACCTCTCCAAGTATCATAACTTAAGTCAGCATCAGGATATTTAGTTTGTAATTCCTTCATCTTTTTATTAATAGCTTTCATTTGAGCACTATCACTTTCTTTTTGTCTTTTAGCAATTTTAACTGAATCTTCAATTTTTTGTTTTAAAGTTTCAGCTTTAACATTTCTATAACTACCAATTAAACTATGATTTCCAAATAAAATGGTGTCAGTATAACTACCATTTTTCCAATTGGATTTTTTTTCATGACTAACAGTACTTACACAATGGTGAAGTTTTTTATCATGACTATAATATCTATCATATTTAACCTTAATAACAGCATCAAAAAATTCTACATCAACATTTTCTATAACATCTGGTTCTTTCCAACCTGATATTTTAAATTCTTTTGATTTAGAAGACCATGTAGGTTTACCTTCAATTTCATAATGAAGATCTTTAATCATTCCAGCTCTATCAAATTCTCCTTGAATAGTATTGAAATTTTTCTCGTTTTGAAGTTGTTGTTTTTTATATCTTTCTAAGTTAGAAGCAAGTCTTTCTTCTTGTTCTTTTGATCTGAATAATTCTAATTGTGACATAACCTTTATTTTTATTATTATGCCGTAAATATACGAAGAGTCTCCCCGGTAGCCAAATTTTGATATGACGCTTTTTTATTGTATATTACTCTAATATGACGTTAATATTTATAATCGATGACTAAATTTAACATTATGAGAAAATTAAACAAAATAAGATTATTTTTAGTAACTATTCTTTTTTTATTAGGATGTTTAACATCTCTATATGGTCATAATAAGACTGAAAAAGAAAAGAAAGAAATGTATACTTTTATTCAAAATCAACTAGATGAAGATCAAATTGATCTTAAAACTGCACAAAAAATGTGGGCAGCTTATATTAGATGCTGTAAATAAGAAAAGGGCGTTTTTGCGCCCTTTCTTTTATAATAACTTCATTATTTTTTTAACTGCATTTTTATCTACCTTTATAGTATGATAAGGTATATCATGTTTATCTAGGATAGTTTTGCATAATTTATCTATAATGATTGATTCTTCTAAGTCTTGAAATCGTTCACCATCATTATGTACTGATTCTCCTCGTTCTAATAATATGTTTATACTATCATATTGATTATGTAAATCAATTACTAAATCATGAAATGGTTGTCTATAATATTCAGCAGGATAACCCTTAGTATAATAAGTGTGGTAAATTGAAGAAAATAAAATTGGAGAATCAATTATAATATAATCTACTTTACCATATGCCTGTGCTATTCCTCTATGTTGATTAGCAAATATATAGAGTTGATCTTTAATTGCAGGGAGGTTATTGTCCCACGCTATAGTTTTAGGAAATTCATATGGATTATTACAGCTAATATGGTTTTTCTTAAGCTTGTAGGTTATACCAGCTGCTATACCACTTTTTCCAATACCGGGGCCTCCAAATAAATTAACTAATTTGCTCATTGAGTAAAGATACTATATAAATAACCACAAATACCTACTGCATTTAGTAGAGATAGATTATATGATTTAGTTTTTTGAGTTTGAATTGTTAATAGAGCTAATCCTATTACAGATAAAATTTTACCTAATAAAAAGTTAACAAAAAAGGGTCCTACCATCATACATCCTGTACCGATGAATACCACAAATATTTTATACAATAATTCTTTGTTCATTCGAATATTTCATTTATTAAATTACCTAATCTTATTCCTGCGTAATACAGTCTTTTTTCTAATACTGGTTGATATTTGTAAACGTAATCATATGAAAGATATGAACCATCTGGTGTGTTATTGTAGATATCTCTAGCCCACCAATGTGATTCAAAAGTCCATTCTAATGCATCACTCTGTTTTACTTCTTTTCTACCATACTTATTTTGTAAATGATTACTCCATTCAGTAAAACTCATTTTAAAATCATCTATTAGATTAGTATCCCATAATACATGCAAATTTGTTTTATTATCAGATCCTTTTCTACCTTTAAATGTAATATAAATTTTAGAACCACCATAATCTTCATACCTACCTGTATGCATTGGTTGGTGGATGTCTCCTACTAAATGAACTAAATATTTAAGATAAAATTTTTTCATTTCCTTATCTGAAGAAGGTGATTTAAGTATAGCAACACATCTTTCAATTATAGTAACTACATTTTCTTCAGGTACATCAGCATCTGGGTATTCTATATCTAATGGTAGATTTACGTAATGCCATTTATCATAAGGTCTCCAATCAGGATTACTCCTCATCTCATCTGCCCATGTACTAACTGATGATAGTGATTCACCATCTAAAATATTATATACAATTTCTTTTACTTCTTCATTTAATTGTCTTTCTGCAATTTCACCTACTATCCTGTGACCTGTTTTACCCCAGTCTGCTGCTTTAGCAGGCTGTACTAAAAATAAAAACATTGCTATTAAAATACTAATGAATATTATTCCAAAAGTATCACCCTCATTCCAATTTTTCATAATCTATTTAAATCTGTGATCAACCCATTTTTTATAATAATAGAGTCCCATAAATAAACCAACAGCAATAGCTCCATCAATCCAGTTTCCTAAATCTTTAAACCCATGTTGTTGCCAAAGTTCTCCTATTACTTCCATTTAAATAAAAAATGGGGGCCGAAGCCCCCATTAATTTAAAATTTGTATTTGAGCGAAACGTTCCAAGTTCGTCCAAACCCGAACCATACACTATTTCGTACATCTACACCGTTCCAAGTTGTTGAACCTGCTTCAGTGTGAATATTACTATTAGATTCTGCAATATATGTTTCATCTAATAAATTATTAATATTTGCTCTTAATGACCATCCATTATTAGCATAAAATGTAGCTCCTAAGTCTACTAAACCAAATGATGGTAATTGTAAAGCACCAGGATTATCAGGTTGAGTAAATGCTGAATCTGTAATACTATAATCAGCATATAAACCATCTACAAATCTATAATCTAAATCAATTCTAATATTAGATCCAATTTTTTGGTCAATACCTAGTAATGCAGTTGTTTGAGCAGCATCACCTACTTTAGCTCCTTTTAAGTAAAGAGTACCAGTACCAATTGATTGTTGATTTTCATCAAATAGTTCTGCTTCGAAGTCTTTAGTATAGGTCCAATCACCTAGAGATAGCATACCTCTTAGTTTAGTACCACCTACTGTATAAGTAGCTTCAGCTTCAATACCTTTGTGAGTAACATCAATATTTCTAAACTGTGCACTTCCATCTACACCTTGTTGGTTAGATAAACTTCTTGAAACAAATCTATTACCCCAATTAGTATTATAGGCATTTACATTTAATTTTAATCTCTTACCAATATATCCATATCCAATCTCAAATGATTCAATACGTTCATTTTGTAGATCTGGGTTAATATTATTTTGGAAATTAGGGAATACTGCATCAAATAAAGGTTGACGATCAATAAATCCAGCATTTACAAACACATTTGATTTTTCAGTAAAATTATAGTTAATACCTCCTTTAAGATACCCACCACCTAAGTTAGCTTTATCTGAAATAGGATTATCTACGTTTGCAAATCTATCTTCTCTTTGAAATTGTTGATTAGATAAACCAACTTGTAATACAGCAGTTATGTCATCTCCGGCATATTCTACTAAACCATTAAATCCTGCCCATTTTACAAACCCAATATTATAATAAGCAATCTTTGCTTCATCATCTCCAATATTAGTACCTCTAAATGGATTAGCTGATACTAAATCAGATGAATCATATAATTGAGTTCCTAAGTTTTGATTACCAGTAGAAGCATATTGAGTTAAACCTAACAGATTATTCATTGCTCTATAATGATAACCTGTATAGTCACGTAAATCAACACCTAATGAATATCTCATTTTACCTTTCTGGATGTTAAGCTTAGAAATAGCTCCAATCCAGTTATGAGAGTTCATAGATGCTCTACGTACTAATACATCTCTGGCATAATCTTTATCATTGTGGGATCCTACTTCATATTGAGAGTTATGAGCAACTACTGCATCATAATTAATAAATCCATTAGCATCACGAGTACCTTTACCATTTTCAAGATAATGTTCAGTTAAATCTTTTCTAAAAGGTAACATATCAATAGACCCTTCATAGTAATTTCTACCTCTAGGACCTGTTCCACCACCTCTACCAGCTGAACCATATAATGAAGTGTTTAATTGTACATTATCTGAAATATCCCAATCCCAGTTTAATGTAGCTAGGGGTTTATTATAGAAATTTCTACGTAAATTCCACTCTTCACCATTTAAAGTACCACCATTTGTGTTCCAACGTCTATCAATTCCTTCTTCTCCGAAGTTTTGATAATCACGTATTGAAACCCAAACATCTCTTTGATGATGCCATTGTCCGGCACCTAAAGCAGAAAGGTTCAAGCTATGAGCTGAACCTTCGGGTGAGTATCCTACTGAGGCAAAATATGTCCATCCTGCTCCTGATGTATTATAAATGTATCCATTACCAGACCATTTAGTTAACAGGTAAGATGAAGACCATCCTTTGTCATTAACTCCTGTATTGTAAAGGGCTGTAGTTTTAATATAGCCATTATTTCCAACCATTTGAGTTATAGATCCACCTTGAGCTTTTTCAGCACTTTTAGTAAAAATAGAAACAGTACCTCCTACTGATGGTACTGCTAATGAAGTGGCTCCTAAACCACGTTGGATTTGGATACTAGATGTTACATCTGTTAATCCTTGCCAATTCGACCAATACACCCAACCATTTTCCATATCATTAACGGGTTGACCATTAATTAGGAATGATGTATTACGTTGATCAAAACCTCGTAGTGAAATACGACTATCACCATATCCCCCTCCTTGTTTTGTAGCATACACCCCAGGGGTTTTGTTCATAATTTCAGGACATTCTTGGTTTCCTACTTTTAACAACACCTCTTGTGCTGAAATTGTACTTACGGCAATTGGTGTCTCTCTTTCTTTAGCGACATCAATAACACGTGAAGATACTACTACTTCTTCTAAATTTACATCTAAGATAGTTTTAGATTCAGTAGATGATTCTTGAGCGTAAGCTCCAATTGCTAAAAATATTAACAATCCTGTAACGAGTTTTTTCATTTTCGTTGTTTTTAGATTTTAAAATTAAACAAAATATAACTATTATTACTACTAATCAACTGTAAATATTATCCATCACAGCTAACACAATCAGCTTGTCTAGATCCTAAATCACCTTTAATGACTGAATCAGTACGAAGGTAATATAATGTTTTTACTCCCAACTTCCAAGCCTCTATATGAACCTGATTTATCCATTTTGGTGAATCATTAGGGTCAAATGAAAGGTTTAAAGATTGTGTTTGATCTAGATATCGTTGACGAATTGCTGCTTGACGAACTAATTCAAGTTGATTAATTTCAGGGAATGTTAAAAACAATTCCTTTTCTGATGGATTTAAAACATTATCAGGTAAGTTTTGTGCTGAACCTCCATCGGCTAGCATTTGATCCCACCATTTTTCTTTGTTTTCTCCTTTTTCTTCAAGTATTGCTTCTAATACTTTATTTTTACGAATAAATGTTCCTTTAGCACCGTTAAATGTGTAAATATTAGCAGGTAATGGCTCAATACCAGCAGAAATACCACCAGTAATAACACTGTTCGATACAGTAGGAGCTACAGCAAGTAAATGCGTATTTCTCATACCAGTGCCTTTACACCATAGTGGTTCTCCATATTCAGCTGCTAAATCTCTTGATGCTTTTTCTGCATCATTTTTAACTTTAGAAAAAATATTATGTGTATAAGCTGTAGATGCAATTGAGTTAAAAGGCATTCCTTTTTGCTGTAAGTAAGTATGCCACCCCATTACTCCTAAACCTAATGCTCTACCTTTTTTAGCATGAGCATGAGTTCTTTTTAAAGAATCTTTACCATTTGATTTATCTATAAATTCTTGCATTACTCCATCTAAAAACCATGTAGCTAATTCTACAGTATCTGTATCTTTCCACTCATCATATTTAGCTAGATTTAAAGAAGATAAACAACAAATAAATGAATGTTCTTCATCTGTAAATAATGTAATTTCTGTACAAATATTAGTCATACTTACATCAAGATTATTCATCATGTAAGCAATAGGGTTATTTTTATTTACATTATCTTTGTACATAATATAAGGTTCACCCGTTTCCATTCTTGATTTTAACAGTTCAGCCCATAATGCCATAGAATCTTGATCTCTTGATTCTAGTTTGCGCATAAAGTTATCTCCTACAACAACACATTGGTGTAAGTTTAAACATTGTCTATTTGGATCACCTTTTGGTCTACGAATTTGTAAAAATTCTTCAATATCTGGATGTTCAATATCTAAATTAACTGAAGCAGCACCACGTCTTACTGAACCTTGATTAGTTGCTATAATAGCTGAATCATATATTTTACACCATGGAACAACTCCTTCACTAGTGCCATTTCCTGTAATTTCAGTTCCTCTAGGACGAATTCTAGAAACAGAAATTCCAACTCCTCCACCTTGAGAAGTTAATTTCATTAATTCGGCATTTGTTAAACTAATCCCTCTAATAGAATCAGGTGTATCTACTCCAAAACATGAAATAGGTAAACCACGATCAGTTCCCATATTAGATAAAACAGGAGACGCTAAACCTAACCACCCATTCCATATAATTTTAAAGAACTTATTTTCAAGTTCTGGTTTTTTAAGTCTAATTGCAGCTGCTTGTGCTACTCGTCTATAAGCTTTTTTAGGTGTTTCTCCTGGTAGTAGATATCCTTTAGAAATTGTTGCTAAAGAAATTTCATCCATCCAATTAGGATAATCTTTACCTGATTCCCAGGTACTTGTATTAATTGTTTTCATTAAAATAAATCATTTGCGTCCCAATTTTGGGCACCTTTACTATAATTTGTTACTCGACTTGCAAAAAAATCTGTATGTTGTTTCCCAGCTGATAGTGAATCAAACCATTTCATTCTTTGTATTGCATCAGGATCAATATCATTTACTATTGCACCGTAACCTAAATCACTCATTTTTGTATTAACTCTATGTTTAATAAATGATACTAAATCATATTTTGGGCAACCTTCTAAATCTCCCATTTCATATACTTTATTAATAAAATCTAATTCTAATTTTAAAGATAATCTTGCTGCTTCTTCTATTTCAGCTCGTAATTCAGGTGTATTTAAATCAGGATTTTCTTCTAATAATTGTCTAAATAACCAACACCCTGCATTTGAATGTAATGATTCATCTCTAATACTCCACTCTACTATTTGTCCTACTCCTTTAAGTAAGTTTCTTAATTTAAAAGACAATAAAACAGCAAATGACGAAAATAAATTTACACCTTCAGTAAATGCCGAAAATATAGCTAGTGATTTTGCTCTAGCAGACCAATCAGGTGTTCCATCATGAGCATCTCTAACATCCATTAAATTTTCAATTTTAGCCATTGTAGATTCATCTTCTAAGAATTCACTAAAATTATCTAAACCTAAAGTTTCATTTAATAAAGAATAAGCTTCAGCATGGATAGTTTCAAATGCTCCAAACGTAACACCCATTTTAATAATTTCAGGTTTTCTAAACCAGGATGTTACTAAATTTGTCCAGTAGTCATTTACTACTGTTTCGGTTTGGGCAAAACCCTTTAAAATAGAACCAATAATATTTTTTTCAGTTTTATTTAGGTTTTGTTTCCAATCAGTTATATCTGACATCATGGGTACTTCTGTATGTAACCAATGTGCTTGTTGTTGTTTTAACCAGTAATCTGATGCTTCTGGGTATTCAAAGGGTTTGTAAACTATTCTTTCTTTTTTAATGTCTCTCATAGATTATTTTTTAAAAACGGGTCAATAACTATAGTATATATCATGAAGGGATTGATGAGTTTTGAAAGAAATTATTAGCAAGGGGAGCTAACTGTTTTCTATCTTGTTCTGTTTTCTCGTTTGCAAATACTGGTTGAGGATTAGTTGAAGGATCAGGTAATTCTCTAGGGGTTTCATCCATTTCTATATGACCAGTTGCAACATCTACATCTGCGTAATAGGTCATTCCATCCATTCCATATCTATTTTTCATTAAGAAAAATCTTCCTGTACCATTAACTTTATCTTGGGGTAATCTTGATAAAGACATACAGAAGTCTGTAATCATAATTTTATTATATGAACCTGCTGCTTTATCTCCTTCAATTACGTCATCTTTTGCACCTGCTCTATTAACTTGAGATACAGACCATATTGGAATGTTATGGGTTCGGGCTAATGCTTTAGTAGAAACATAAGTATTATCAAGTTTTTCTTTTTCGTCTTTAACACTGGTGTTGCTTTTTAGTAAATCAACATAATCAATAAGAATCATATCAGCAGGATAACCTAAATCAGTCATCTTTTGTAGATGTCCTTCAATAGTATTTATTGATGCTTCTCCAGGTGCGTATTCTTTAATGGTTAATGTACCTTTTAAATTATCTAAATAATTATTAATTTTCTCTTTATGTAAATGCACTACATTTACAGGTTGTTTAATAAAATGTGCATCATATCTCTTACCAACATAACCTTCAGATAATTCTAGGGTATAATGAACAACGTTTAATCCTAATTTTACGGCATGTGCACCTAAAGCAACCATAGTCCATGATTTACCTCCACCAGGTGAACCAAATATTAGACCAAAATCACCTCCACCTAATCCACCCATTAATTTATCATTAATAATAGGCCAAGGAGTAGGTATTACTTGACGATCTTCTTCTTTATAACGAGATTCTACATCTTTAATATACTCGTGTCCTATATTTTTATCTTGTCCTGCTTTTAATGCATTATCAATTGTAAATCTAATATCATCAAACATTCCATCTTGAAGTAAATCAACTGATTTAAGTAATGCTGATTTTAATGATTGGTTTTTACAGAAGTTTTGAAATTCTTGTTCAACATATTCTTGATCATCGTTTACCATTTTATAAACTTCTCTTAATTGATCAATAATTGCTGTTTTTAAAACATCATTATCTAATTTTTTAACTTCAATTTTAAGAAAATCAAGTGTAGGTGTAGTATGAAACTCATCAAAATATTGTAATGCTTCCTTTACTAACCATTGATGTGCTTGATTTTCAAAATAAGAAGGTATAATTACATCCCTAATATTAAGTAAAAACTTTTTATTCTTTAATATAGAATGTATAACTTTTACTTGAAAATGAGGTCCGTATTGGGATAATGTTTTTAATGTCATAACTTATTTAACCTTGTAATTCTGAAGATACGTAAATACCTCTGATAACCAAAATTCTGTATTAGGTATTCCACGACCTAATAAATCTTTTTCATACATCCCCAAAAATTTAGACTTATTAAAGTTATAGGGTTTAGTTTCTATTAATTCATCTAATTCCTTTTTATCAGATTCAATTAATTCAATTTCTTCTAAACACATCAACTCGTAATTTATTTCAAGTTGACTTTTAAATAAATGGACATTACCATAAATTCCATGTTCCTCTACTTTATCTGTAGCTTTTTGGTATGCTTCCTGTAATGTAAATTTCTTTTGTCCTGCTATTTCAGGAAAATATTTCATTAATTTTTTAGGACCTAAACCTTTAACACCGGGGAGGTTATCTGATTTATCACCCATTAGACATTTCATTGTAATAAAATTGTAAGGATGCATTCCATATTGTTCAAATACATCATTAGGTCTATAGAATTTCTTTTTAATTGGTGAATAAACTGTAATTCGTTCATTTACTAACTGTAGAAAATCTTGATCAGCAGAATATATTATTACATCATCCTTTAATTTTTGAGACAAATATGCTATAGTATCATCTGCTTCAATTTTATCTATAATTGAAATATTAACAGGTAAAGTTTTTAGATAATCTAATAAACGCATCATCTGAGTACCAACCGATTCAGATTCTTCTTCTAATGTAGAAAATACATTAAAGTTAGTAATTCGTTTTATCTGTCGATTTGCTTTATACTCAGAATATGTATTTCTTCTATTTGTAATATTTCCTTGACCATCAAATACTAAAATAACCCTAGTAGGTTGTATTAACTTTATAGCATAGCCTAAAGACTTCATAAACCCAACCAAACCACCAACATGATTACCTTGTGGATTAATGGCAGGAATCATTGCAAATGAGCGTAAAAAGGTATTCATTGAATCTATTAGGAGCACCCTGCTATTTAGGTGCAGGGGCTCCAGAGTAGACTCCTCATGCAAGTTATTGAGAATATCCTGATGTGTTTTATCCATTTGATGAAGAAACTATACCTTTAAATTCTTCTTCATCTGATCCTTCTAATACTACTTGAAATGGACCTTCACCTAAAATAGCACCCCATTCATTTTTATGTAATTCCTTATAACTTTCTATATCTTTTTTAGTATCAGATATAAATCCGTGTGGGGTTACTACAATTTTACCAGTAGTTGTAACACCTGAAATGTGGTTTTTTTCAACGGCTACTTTTACTTTCTTAGCCCATTCTACCTTTTTACCATCTTTTACAGCATTAACTTTTAAAGTTCCAGCATTTGAAATGTTACCAAAGGTTACAATTAAAGTTGAATCAAAGAACATTGTATTTCCACCTTTATTTTTCATAATAGGGGGTGACATTGGTCCAATTGGTTTTTCAACCCAAATCTTATTAATTGCTACTAATGAGTTAGTATAGGGATAAGATTCTTTACGTGATAATAGAATTTCTTGGTTAATAAAGTTTCCAAATTGAGTTGACATTGCACCAGCATTCCACTCATTATTGTTTTTAGCTTTTTCAACTGACATTTGACACGGCACAGATCCAATTGAATCCCATAAAAATACCATATCCATTGGTAAATTACCTTTTCGCTGTTCATCCATTAGATCTGCCATGAATCCTGCGACAGCTTCAACAGTACCTAATTGACCTCTATCAGCATAAATAAAATTACCATCTACACTAGTAACTTGACCATTTTCGTCTTTTTCCAAATCAACTTCTAGACCCATCATCATAGCATGTTCCCAAGACCATTTCATTTCCGTAACGATAAAAACAGGTAAAATTCCCATTTTTTGAGCATTAACAGCTACTTCTAATAAAGCTGTTGTTTTACCTGAATCTGAATGTCCACGTAATAAAGTAATATGGCCATGAGGAATACCAGGTAATGATACCATTTCTTGCCAAGCAGGAGATAGTGGTATCCATTCCTGTTCTTTAAAGGTGTTGTTTGAAGTTCCTAAGCCTTTAGCAGCTTTGAACTTGTCAAGGGAGAATGTTCCCTTAACAGACTTAGAGATATCGCCTCCAAGGCTTGCTTTTTTTCTAGCCATAAAAATTAATCTTTAAATAAGTCGTCGAAATCGTTATCACTTACTGTCTCTTTTGTTTTGACATTAAGTGTATAACCTGTATCCTTGCTTTTGTTTCCAAAATCAGTAGCAGGTCCATCTAAAATACTACCTCCACTTGCTTCTTCAGTAGATTCTTCTGGGTTTAACCATTCTTGAAGTGCCGTTTTCATTTCATCATAAGAATATTTCTTATAATATTTCAACAATTCAGGTTGTTCAGCTAACCATTTTTCAACCAAAGTATTATCATCTGATAATGGTGATTGTTTTGGTTTTACTCTAAGTGATGTTTGTGGGTAAGGATTACCTTGAACTACTTCTACTGTCATATCTAAACCAGATACAACGTCTGTAAAGTCGCCATAATCTTCATCAGCAGCATAACTAAGTAATTCTTGATATACTTGTTTTCCAAATTCCCAAAAACGTACTCCTCTATTCTCTTCACCTCTAATTACAACGGGAGCAAATACTCTCATTTTAGGCTCTAACTTTTTAGCTAAACGCCAATTTTCAGGTTCAGATGTTTTACGTAATTCTTTTGAGAACTCTACGATAGGATCTTTTTCACCATAATTAATTGGTGAGATCATCGTTCTATTTCCAATTCCGTAGTGAAAATACACTTCAGTAAAAGGATTGTCTTTGTTTTCCTTAAAGGGTACAAATCTAATTTGTGATTTGCCCATAGGAGCTTTCCAAAAATACTGACTTCTGTCAAATTTTTGATCTGATTTTTGTCCTTGTGGGGACTGTAGTTTTTCTAACTTGCTTGAGATTAAATTTAAATCCATAACTATTTATTGTTTTTAATGTAACTGTTAATAATATAATAACC